AGAAATTCGTCAATATTTTTATCTGAAACTACATACCAATATGGTTCTTTTAGGTCTATCTCCCTAGGCATTATTGGTTGAATAATCTTTCTTTCGATAGATTTAGTTACAACTTTTACTTCTTGTTGTTTTTTAGGGAGCAGGCTGCAACTGGATATCATTATCGAGACTGTCAATATTCCGACTATCTTCTTCAATTCCATTAAACACCTCCTTTGTAGCTTTGTTTGCTCTTGGTTCAATTAGTCCAGGTTTTGCTCTGGCTAAGTTTGTGAGATTGTGTCTTTTAAAGATGTCTAGATATCGATTCATCTCACTCTGTATTTCTGCATTTCTGGCTTGCATTTCTTTTAGTCCTTCACCTTGAAGTTCTAAGTCACCCTGAAGTTGAGCGATAGCTGCGTCTTGCTCTGAGTCTCTTAATACATAAGCAGCATTCTCAGCTTTTAAATTCTCATTTTCAATATGGATAAAGTAGCCTAAGCCACCCATAACTAGTATTATTCCTATAAGTAGTTGGTTCATTCCATATCTCTAATTTCTGGTGTGGGGTTATCTAAACACCATTCTAATATTTCAGGATCGTCATATTTCCAAATTTCACAATCCTTCATATCTATTTCTCTTTCACTAGGTGGAACACCTATTGTGTAACCTAATGCAGCTAGTATAATATATAGTACTAAAGCTGTTTTCATCTCGTTGTAATCCTATAGTTTAATCCATTAGGACTTTGTATTTCTACTTCATCTTTATCGTGAGTTATGAATTTTAAATGTTTTTCTTTTTTAATAAGAAACTTCTTTACGACATACTTTCTATCGTCTGCATCACCCCACTCTTTATTATAGCTAACTTCGAGATCCCAACGAGGAGACCACCAATTAACTATATATAACCAAAAGGCTTTAAGCTTCTTTTTTAGAAGCGCCATTGATTTTCTTCAAGCCTTTTTCAGCGTCTTTTTTAGTAGCGTAGCCACACTCACTACCTTTCCATTTAAACTTCCAAACGCTTCCTTCTTTCCAGATTTCTCCGTCTTTTGAGGGAGCTGATTTAGTAGTCTCAACTTTCATTTCTTTCGTGCTATATGTGTTTTTTTCAAACATTAATTTCTCCGTTATGCACTATTGTGCATCATTACCATTGTGATGACCACAGAAGCGCCGCCACAGATTACTGCACCTGCAATACCAATCAATATGTTTTCTATTCGCGTAAGATGGGTTTCTTGCTCTTCCATGCGTTTAAATATGGTTTTCCATCTTTCCTCGCATTGAGCTTCATGAATAGCCAATCTCCGCTCTACCTGATCTATGTTTTCCTTCATTACTTTGCCCTGCAATTGATCTTTGAATTTTGAAATTCATTTATGATAGTATAACAAAATTAAAGATCCTTGTCAAGAACTATTTTCCTAAGGTCATTATTATTTTGGTACACAATTAAGTTATTACGATATTTTTTAAACTTTGAATATTTTTGGAGAAAACTAAAATTCTGGTCATTCCGCTAACTTGGTAGTTATAAGTTTTTTACAAATAATAATATAAAAATTTTTTTATGATATACATATGTAGTACAAAAATTATTTATGGAGAATATATTTTTATTGGTTCTGACTTCCCTTTTACTAAGATATCTCCTATTTCTGTAAATTGATCAGGAAAAGGGCACTGCTCTACAGTACTACTTGATATTACTACAGGCCATTGTGCATAATCTCCTCTACCAGCTGTAGCTTCTAATCTCGCTGCTAAGTTAACAGCGTCTCCAATTACAGAATAATCGAATCGAGTTTCTGATCCCATGTTTCCTACGATACAAGTACCAGTATTCACACCTGTACCAACATTGATAGGTGGTAAGTCTAGTCCTTGATCTTTGAATTGTTGATTCAATTCTACTGTTTTTGCTCTTATCTCAATAGCACTTTTGACTGCTAACTCTGCGTGCTTTGGTTCAGCTAGTGGTGCGTTCCAAAATGCCATAATACAGTCGCCCATATACTTATCAATCGTTCCACCATTGTTCAAAATTATCTTGGTCATACTGTCGAGGTATGTGTTTATTAACTCTACTAACCCTTCTGGGTCATCATTCTTTTTAAATGCCTCTGAAACTGGAGTAAATCCCATAATATCAGTAAACAAGAAAGTCATTTCTCTTCTTTCACCACCTAATTTAAGTAGAGACGGGTCTTTTTGTAGCATTTTTACCATGTCTGGCGATAAATAAGTACCGAACTGCTTTTTAACTTGTCTTCGTAGGAAAAATTGTTCTATAAATGCTCTAAATGTAACTATTGACCAGTATAAAAACGATACTATCGCTATTCCAGACATATCAAGTAGAAAACCTTGAACAAAATTCCATAAAGTTCCTGCATATATTAGAAAGAGAGAAACTATTAGTGCTGGAAGTGAGAAATACACCCGCGTTGCAGTAAACATTATAACTAGTAGTAAAACTAAAGCTACTCCTATCTCTGCAGTTTCAGCCCAGATAGGTTGTACTGGGCTAGTACCATATATAAGATGGTGTAATACATTTGCTTGAACTTCATGTGGGTACATCATACCTTTTGCAGTAGGCACAGGATTTACAACACCCTCTGCAGTTACTCCAAATATAACAAAGTTTGCGCCTTGCATTGGGTTTTCTAAATACTCCTTCGCTGATTGTCTGTAAAAGTTAACATTTGAAGTCATCCAAACACGTGCATTTGAATCTGTAGTAATAGTAGGATAGTTAGGTATTCGTAACCACTCTACTCCTGCTTCT